AGACATGCTGGATGATGTCAAGGTGAGCTGGCTATATGCCGGCGCCGAGGATAATCTCGATTGGGCGGACTATGACAATGTAACGTTCACGTCGCCTGACTATCTCGAGGGTTACCCCGATGCGGTTTACGAGGAGTACGGCAAAGACGAGGAAGAAGCGGAATACCAGCCGCCGGAAGTAAAGAGTCTTGACGAGGAGAAGCAGGAATGGAACTGATAGACAGAGACGCCCTGATTAAGTTCTTGAGGGAGAGACAAAAGAGTGTGCACGACCGCCTGACGCACCCGATAAACTGGGCGGAGGCATACGAGGAATTTATCGCGATCGCAAGAAGCGTTGAGGCGGTCGGCAATGAGGTCGGAACGGATCTGATGAGTATCGGCGACCAACTAATATGCACAAACTGCATGTCACAATTTGGCGACGACGACTACAACTGGACGCATCCGACAAAGTTCAATTTCTGTCCGATTTGCGGGGCAAGAATAGCGGAACGAGGAGGCAGAGAAATAGCCTACGCGGCTGACACGCCGATAAGACCGGAGGTGAGCGAGTGATGTTCGAGATTAACTACACAGGCTACAGCGCAGGCATATACGCGGACGTACAGCGTACGTACATGGTGCATTCCGATCTGAACGCGGTACAGGTGGAGGAGAAGGTACGCGAGTATTTGAAGGCACACCACGAGCCGACGAGGAACTACGGCGAATGGAGAGCTCAACAGCGGAGCGACCCCAGTGTTTACTACAGCGGGTACTACAGGCTGACGAAGTCGCTCGGCGACCGCTGGAGCGTCGAAACGATACAGCCGAGCACGGAATGAGATGAGCGAACTGAAAGAGAAAGTTAAAAGGTCGATCGGCATCATAAAATCGTTTGAGCCTGATGAAGGATACTACGTCATATCTAACCCGCCGTATTCACTACGAATGGGGCGTTCCGTTCGCCATGCTGTTTAACACGTCGGGACTGTTCGACAGCAAGAACCGAACAACGCTTGCAATGGCAGGGGGGTGGAAATCATGTACATTAACGTGCTCGACGAAAAGATAAAGTTTGCGCTTACAAGGAGGGACCATGAGAGTTCTTGTGGCATGTGAAGAAAGTCAGCGAGTGTGTTCGGCGTTCCGTGAAAAGGGACACGAGGCGTATTCCTGCGACATTATAGAACCGAGCGGAGGGCATCCCGAATGGCACATACACGGAGATGTTATTCCGGTTCTGATGGGGGGGGGCGTGGTAACAATGGACGGCAAATCCCACGATATTGGGAAATGGGACATGATGATAGCACATCCGCCATGCACATATATATCTAATGCGGGTGCAAGATTTCTTTATCCAAATCATGTTCTTAATGAAGAAAGACTTCGCAAAGGTATTGCAGCTACACATTTTTTCATTAGATTGCTATATGCAGATATTGACAAGATTTGTGTTGAAAACCCTACACCGTCATCGGTGTATATGCTGCCCAAGCCAACACAGACGATTCAGCCGTGGATGTTCGGGCATCCTGTACAGAAACGGACTTGTCTGTGGTTAAAAGGGTTGCCGGAATTGACACCGACGCAAGTGTGTGACGAACGAGAGAGCAGCAGAACCGCGGGGAATTGGTTTAACTGTGGGGGGAAAGACCGTCAAGCAAACCGCGCAAAAACATTTGTCGGAATTGCCAAAGCAATGGCTGAGCAATGGGGTTGAAAGGGGTCAAGTGATGAAAGTAAAGGACGTAGAGATTAAAAGCGCAACGCCGGGAGAGATTCCGTTTATCCTCACGAAGGACAGGAAGTGCGTATCGTACAATCTGCACAACGTACACACGGGCTTCGAGGACTGCGAGATTAAGTCGCTGAAGGTAGAGGAGCACATGGGAACGGCGTGGGTCTGGGCAGAACTGGAGGCAGTACCCGATGACGTGGACTGAAGTAAAGAAACGGGACAACAGCGGCTGGGCACACACGTACGTTATGTACCGGTGCTCGGTCTGCGACAGGCTGAGCGAGCGTCCGTTCTGGAAGTGCTTCAAATGCGGAGCACGGGAGGAGAAAAGGCATGGACAGGCAGGGCATACGGCTGAGCTCAATTGACGCGCCCTGCAAGGGCTGTGCGGACAGATTCGTCGGGTGTCACGGGGTCTGCGAGAAGTTCGCGCAATACAACGAGCTGAAGAAGGCGGAGTACGCACAGAGGTATCTGAGGAATTTAGAAACAGCAGACCGCGAGGACGCGACACGCGGGGAAAGGATCGAGAAATGGCAGAGACGAAACAAGACGAAAAGATGATTCAGGGGCGACCGGAGGGGTTGCTCAGCAACTTAAGACCGAACTACAAGAGCAAGTCGGCTGTGTGTCCGTTCTTCTCGTTTACTGTGCGGGACTCGGTAGGCTGTGAGGGAGTGCTCGAGGACGTGCACAAGACAATAATCATGTTTACGTCGGTCGACAAGCGGGACATGTTCATGGGGTGTTTCTGTAGCAACATGGACGGCTACGAGGGCTGTCCCGTGTATGAAGCTATTTACAAGAAGTACAAGGAGGAGTGACAGGCTATGGATATAACGATTATACTTATAATATTGGCTATTATGGTAGGAGCTATAGGTATAAGACAGGAGCTCATATACAGAGAAGCGCACGATTTCCGGGCGTGGTTCTTCAAGAACATAGGCTTTATGGAGGAAGGGGGTGACGACGATGGCGAGGTTAAGAAGTGATTCCAAGTACCACAACATCATAGCGTACGTTGACGGGCAGAAGTTCGACTCACACAAGGAAGCGCGGCGTTTTATGGAGCTGAAGCTCATGGAGAAGGCGGGAGAGATAACAAACCTGCAGAGGCAGGTTAAGTACGAACTGATCCCCAAGCAGACGAGCGACAAGGCAAAGCGGGTTATAATGCCGGTGAACTATTACGCGGATTTCGTGTACGAGGAGAACGGCGAGACTGTGGTCGAGGATGTGAAGGGCGTGAAGACTCCCGAGTTTATAATTAAAGCTAAGTTAATGTTATGGCGTTATGGTATATGGATTAAGTGCGTTTAGGTATATTAAAGATTAGGGGTGGGGTGCCCCTTTTCTTGTGCGAAAAAATATTTTTTTATTTTTCGTATTTTGTTGTGGTTTGGGTTTGCGTGTGGCGTATGATATAATTATGCGCACACAAAAACCGAGGGGTGTTTAAACAATGGCTGACTGGAAAAAGATGAAAGCCGAGTATGCCCGCGGTGGCACGAGCTACAAAAAGCTCGCGCAGAAATACGGTGTTTCGTTCAGCACTCTCCGGCACGTCGCGGTGCGGGAAAAATGGACAGACCTCAAACACAAAACAAGTGAAAAAATGGACATGAAATTGGCGGAGTCCATTGCAAAGCGTGAGTCTGAACGAAGCAACATGTTTCAGGACATTGCGGACAAGCTCCTGCGCATGATTTCGCAGGGGATCGACGACGGCACGATACAGGTCACGGGCAGGGGCTACAGGGACATAACCGGAGCCCTGAAAGACCTGAAAGAAATAAAGGGCGTAAAGACGGATCTCGAATTACGCGAGACTATAGCCCGGATCGAAAATCTTGAAAGAACCGCGAAAGCGGACGAAAACAACGCGTCAGTGACCGTCACGATCGAGGGCGGGGACGCAGAATGGAGCAAATAACATGAGTCAAACAATCACAATACCGAGCGACCGCAACCCGTACGTGGTGGAGATTAACGGAGTAAAATACGAGTATAAAGCAGGCTCGACAGCAACTGTGCCCGACGAGGTTGCGGCTCTTATAGCCAACAACGCGGTAAACGCGCCAAAGCAGGACGATCCGACAGTAAACCTTGTCACGTCCGTTTCGTCGTCCTCGACTGACAAGGAAGTCCCAACGGCGAAGGCTGTATACGATGCCATCCCGGTCGTTCCGGTGGCAGACAACATAGCGGACAGCACTGCAACCACAGTCGCGGGGCTCGTGACGGATTTTAACGCCCTGCTGGACGCTCTGAAGGACGCGGGAATCATGGAGGCAGATGCTGAGGAATAATGCCCGAGCTTAAGCTGGACTTTTCCAAGCTGTCGCCCAAGCAGGACGCGTTTTTCAAGGCACGGACAAAGCATGTCGGATTCGGCGGGGCTCGAGGCGGCGGCAAGTCGTGGGCTGTGCGGGCGAAGGCAAAACTGCTCTGCCTGCATTATCCCGGCATCCGGGTGCTTATAGTGCGTCAGACGTACCCTGAGCTCATCAACAACCACATCAACATATTGCGATCCGAACTGTACGGCATAGCCAAGTACAACGACAAGGACAAGGTTTTGAAGTTCCCGAACGGGAGCACGATTAACTTTCAATACTGCGACTGCGACAAAGACCTCGACAGAATGCAGGGTGTGGAGTACGACGTCATTTTCCTTGACGAGGCGGGCAACCTGTCGGAGCACCAGATGAAGGTCATAAGCGCGTGTTTGCGTGGTGTAAACAACTTTCCAAAACGCATATACTACACCTGCAACCCGTCGGGACAGGGCATGCAGTATATCAAGCGCATATTCATTGACAGGCGTTACGAAGACGGGGAGAACCCCGACGACTACACGTTCATACAGTCGCTGGTCACCGACAACAAGGCACTCATGGAGGAACAGCCGGACTATATCCGACAGCTTGAGGCACTGCCTCCGAAGCTCAAAGCCGCATGGCTCGAGGGACGCTGGGACGTCTACGAAGGGCAGTTCTTCGAGGAGTTCGCGGACAGACCGGAGCACTACGTCGACAGACGCTTCACGCACGTTATAGAGCCCTTCGAGATCCCCGACGCGTGGAAGATATACCGGTCGTTCGACTGGGGCTACAGCAAGCCGTTTTCGTGCGCGTGGTGGGCTGTGGACTTTGAGGGAGTCATATATCGCATTCTCGAGTTATACGGCTGTACGCGTACGCCTAACGAGGGCGTGAAGTGGACGCCCGACAGGGTGTTCTCAGAGATACACCGCATAGAGTGCGAGCACCGCTGGCTGAAGGGCAAGAAGATAATAGGCGTGGCAGACCCCGCTATATGGGACGCAGAGACGGGCGAGAGCATAGCGGACGTCGCCGCCAAGTATCAGGTGTTCTTCTCGAAGGGCGACCATAAGAGGCTCGCAGGCTGGATGCAGGTACATTACAGGCTGGCGTTCGACGAGAACGGCTACCCCATGATGTACGTCTTTAAGAACTGCAAGGGGTTTATTCGGACAATGCCCCTGCTCGTATACGACGAGCACAAGCCGGAGGATCTCGACACGGACGGCGAAGACCATGTAGCCGACGAGGTGCGGTATATGTGCATGGCGCGTCCGATAAGTCCGAGAATGGCACCCGTGCCCGACGAGTACACCGAAAAGAACCCCATGTCCGTATATCTGGACATACCGAAAGAACAACTGATGCCCGCGAAACACTACGGGCGAATCGAAATTATACAAGACGAGGAATAACACATGCCGCTTTTCAACTTTGGGCGAAGACGGGAGGAGGAACAGCTCCCGCCGGACAACGTAAGCCTCCAGTCTCCCGAGCAGAGCAACCCGCTCGAAGGAATGGACGGCGTAAATATAGTTCCGTCGCAGAGCCCGTCTGCCGATCCCGTGAGATTCGGAGACGGCGTGCTGAACGGATTCATGGCAATTAACCAGCCGATCGGAAAGAAGCAGGTCAACGAGGCTACGCAGATACTGCAGAAATACCGCGAGGGCAAGGCGAACCTGCAACAGCGCATAGTCGACAACGAGCGGTGGTACAAGCTCCGTCACTGGGAGTGCATGCGCGACAAGAAGCAGGAGGTACAGCCCGTCAGCGGGTGGCTGTTCAACTGCATTGCGAACAAGCACGCGGACTCAATGGACAATTTCCCCGCGCCGAACGTCCTGCCGAGAGAGGCGGACGACCAGCCGGAGGCGGAAATGCTG